ACAGAATAAAAACATAGATTATATAATAATAAGATTATCATTATATAATAAATATCAAATATTTATTATTTTACATAGCCAATGGTTTGAAACTCTTTTGACCTTTTTCATTGATTTCCAATGTTCCGACCATTCTTGGTTCTCCTCTTCCATTAGAAACAGCCGTCATATAACTATCATAATCATAAATATTATATAGTTTGGCATTCATTTTTCGTGATATGTATTTCGCGCCCCGTATCATAACTTCAACTCCACTCCATTCAATTTTTCGTTTGTTTATCGACGCCAGTGTATCTGTCTGATCCTCATCAATGGATGGATGATAAGACGCCGTTTTGTTATTCGGTTCTCCAAAATTCAAACAATGCAGGTTTTCTTTTGATTTTTTAGAATAAACAACACAATCAATCGCTGTTTCTTTAATTGAATGAATTAATTGTTCATTCAATTTTTCTTTTATAGTAGCAATTTCATATAAATACTCGTCACTTGTAATTGGACGATTTCTTATTAATTTACTTACATCTTTCAAATTCAATTCAATTGAATCATCGCTTTCTATTTGTTTTTTTGTAAAAGTCATCAAATAAATGAATACTTCCACTGTTTGTAACGCTTCTGATAGGTTTTTATGACTGCAAATACGTCTCGCTCTACCAATAACTTGTTCTATTCTTACTGGATGCCAATATGGATCCATAATATGCACATATCGAGTATTCGTTAAATTAATACCTTCTGATCCGGAAGACGTAATCATAAACACTTTGATAATTTCGCCCATATTGTTGTTGTTTGAAATTTCGCGCAATTCACTAGCAATATTTTGCGGTATCTCATTCCAAGCACCGTTGTAGATTTTTCTGATGATTTCTCTCTCCATTTTGTCTTCTGTACCGGTGTATAATGCATACATGGGTTTTCCCCAATCATCTTCATCTATATCCAATACCCAACCATTCGCCGAATTACGTTTTATTTTAAATCTAGCAAATCCATTTTGTTCTAATACCATGGAAAAAACTTCAATGCCTTCATAACTACGAAATTGACTATATACAAGATGTAAGCCCAGATGTTCTGGTTTTATAATATTTTCCAATATAGCCAAATATTTAGGACTATATGATTTTAGTGCTTCAGGGGTCAAAAATTCAGATGCACGTGTTCGCAATTCCTTAAGCGAGTCACCCAATCTACGTTTATAATCATTGTCACCAACCGCGTTTAATATGTCATCTCCTTCAATAATGCCTTCTTCTCCCTCTACGACGCCCATGTCCGCATCTAGTCTATCTTCCACTTCTTTATCAATTGCTTTATCTTGTTTATTTGCAGTATCTTCATCTTCTGATGTTTTCAAAAACATTTTGGGTTTCGGTCTTCCACCTGGTATTGGAACTACAAAATTACAAATGAATCGAGAGAAAATACGATAAGTGGATACTGACTTTGCATTCGCACCACCTTGATTATAAACTTGATTCATATCGAGTCCGACACCACCATCCCCCGAAGCCTTCTTTTTCGTTTTAGCCGTTTTTTCCATCTTTCTCTCTTCCTTTCTCTCGTTCTCGTAAATTCGAAATTGAAAATCACTCATGGGAACTTTAACAACATGATGATACATATCCGTTTTTTCGTATCTAGGTAATAATTCTTCTTGAGCACTTCGAAAATAAGATGTTAAACCAATAATACGGCGTTTAAATAACTCGACATTCTGTAATTCATTTGTTTTTGAATCGATAAAACGAGCCAAAAACTTGTCCAATTTATCAGGTAGAGCAGTATAATTTTTAATATATATATTATTTTTTTTTACCTCAACACCGGCGCGTTGTAAAACATGCAATATTCGTTTTTCAAAATCTTCGTCACTCATGGAATCTTTGAATATAACAGCGCTACTAACGGTTACATCTTCTGTCGATGATGCATTTCTCTCGTCACTCACACCAATATATTTGTTGGGTCGCAGATATTTGTTATGAAACCCAAAAGGATTACGAGTAACATATAATGTTTTTTTAACAGACGAATAATCCAAATAATCAAGCAGTTTTTCTCTCGAAAATAAATCCCTGAAAAACTCAACATCGAGTCTGGATTTGTTGTCTGAACCTGCTCCAGTCTCAATTTGGATAGGAATCTCCCATGTCTTGATATACCCACGCAAAATATTAAACAAAATAGCAATTTCATTCGGATAATTGACAATAGGAGTACCAGTCAATAAAACAACTCGAGCATTTCTAGCACTCAATAACATTTCGTATAGTTTTAAAAACATGGCACGAGGTAAATGTTCCTTATTTCCATGTTTATCGAGTGGAACATCTTTTTCTTTTCCTAGTTTATTCACAATTCTACTAATAAAATTATGAGCTTCGTCTATTATTATAACCTTGTCATCAAATATGTTTCGAGTAAAATTGTTAGTTAGTTCTTTTAATTTTGGCGTACGCAAACCATTGTAATTTATAAAAGAATATTTGACGTGAATCATTTCATCAATTTGATCTTCTAAGCTTTTTTTCTTGGCATAATCTTCTGCGATTTCTGTATAATTACTTGGCTTACTAACATTAACAAGCCATGCACCCTTCTTTTTTTTAATATATTCAACGGATAAATGCAAAATACTGGATAGAGTGTCCAAGTAGTCTGGATTTTTTTCCACGGAAACCCACTCCCAGTATTGATTTCGTTTGTATAAAAAATCTCCTGCCTTTTTCAACTCTTCCATATAATTGTCGCGGAGAGAAGCAGGAGTCATTACCAATATTTTTTTAACGGTTTTCATACCTTCAGCAATCGCAATCGAACTTGCTGTTTTTCCACTACCTAAGCCATGATACAACAATAACCCACGATAAGGAGTATATAAATTAAGATAATCTCTGACAATTTTTTGATGGGTCAATAGAGAAAATGCACCCGATCCAGTACCAATATTATCACATGATATAGTGTTTGATGCTTCCTCTTTTGCTAAATCTTGAGTATATTGTTCGAATAAAGAATTAATAAAATTCACAAATATTTCGCGATTATTTAAATAGTAACTGGATACTTTATGAACAATTTGGTCACCGTCACTTTTAGAACTGCTACCTAAACGTTCGGTTGTTTTTACTTTTCCAATTTCTACATATTCGTCTGGTTCTAACATGATAATGGTAACGGGTTTGCCACTCTTTGCAGTTTTTTTAACTTTTGGTGCAATCTCTATAATGTCTTCTTCTACATCCTTTTTATCCATCTCAATTTCATCCGATCCCACAATTTTCTCTCTTATCTCACGAATCGTTTCCAATTCTTTTTTATCTTCTTCAATTTCTAATAATATCTTTTTCTTTAACTTTGCGGGTGGTGGTACTTTTTTTTCAGCAATTTCCGTAACATCGACTACTTTTGGTTCTATAACAATAGTAGTAGGAGCTTGTGTGGATGCGGGTGTAGGTGTAATTTTCGATTTTGCGGTTGTTTTAGACAATTTATTTGCTAATATTTTTTGTTTTAAAGCATCTCTATCATAATTAACATCAATTTCTTCTGTGATCATTGGAATATTATTTGTTTTTTCTATATTTGTAAGAGGCTTATTATCTTCGTCATCACCCATACCAACATTTACACGTACAATTTCTCTCTGAATGTCTTTTGTACTTGGTTTATTCTTTAATTCTTCTAAATAATTCATTGGGTGTATATAGTATAAATAACAAGTTATTAATTAATATATTATCTAATATAATTTGATAATATAAATTCATTATTTAGTTTTTAACCGCATGGTAAAAAAATACATAAATAAACAAATACATATCATGACACCTAACCACTACCAAATTCAATTACATCCAATGCCATCTTACATGCTTCTTGTTCTGCTTTGCGTTTAATTTTGTGTTGCCCTTCGCCTAAAAGCAAGAATATTTTGTCGTTTTTTACAAGCAACTCCCGTATCGACTGAAATGATTTTAGGTGTTTGTTTGTATGAATCGAAATCGCATCACTAAAATTCATATTATGAATGGATTGGCCTAAACATAAAAACACACCCATTTTATAGCCCAATTCTATGTCGTGTTCCATCTCAATATAGTGCGGGGTAACCTTGAATTCTTTTTGAATTTTCACTTGTAATAAGTTTTTATAATTATCGTCATTTTGAATAAGCGCAATCCAATCAATGTGTTTTTCGAATATATTTTCAACAAACTTTTGCGCCATTTGAAATCCAGGTCCAGTAACAAATACGTCTGAGAACCATTTATCTTCGTCCTTTACTTGGATTTTATTGAAATCTAAAAACATGGCACCAATAAAGGCTTCAAAAAGACATCCTAGTTTCTTCAGATGTGTGCGTATTTTTTTTTCTTCAGCGTGTTTGGATAAAATAAACCATTTATGTAGCCCCATCTCTAATGCGATTTTGCCAATAGCTTCATTTTTTACAATCGCGATTTTTTTTTCGGTCATGAACCCTTCATTTTCTTTAGGAAAACGTCGATACAAATAATATTTAGTAATAAGTTCCAGGACACCATCTCCCAAGAATTCCAAGCGTTCATTTGATTTTGTTTTTAATGACATACAATCATCTGGACGTTCCATAATAGTTATATTTTGTGCCAAATTTTCAAATTGCGGACGTTTTGTGTAAGAGCGATGAACAAATGCACGTTTATACAAATTAACATTGTTTATCAGAGGTGGTATATTATATTTAGAAAGAATAGATTGAACATCATTCAATGTAATCTCAATATTTAAGTTGTTATAGGGATTAAATACCAACTCAGTTTCATCCTGTCCGTTTTTAATTATATCAATATCATCGTCGTGTAATGTTTTATAATCCATTATATGTATTATATATTTAGTATCAAAGCTTTATATATTTTGAATTCAGCTATTATTGATATATGGTTGATTTAATTATTATTTAATAAATTAATTAAAATCATTTTTTTTATTAATAAAAAAATTATTATACTAGTATATATTATAATTAAAATGGTGTACATGAGTGGTTCGAATAATTCAAGACACACTTCATCTATTATTAATAGACCTACCTGTGGTGGCGATAAAAAAGGAGGTTTAGCTCCTACTGGTACATCTTTCTTTGTATCAAGTAACCCAAATAATATCGGTGCTACAAACACTCAATTTGCACTAATATGCTGTGGTAATTATAGTAGTCCAGCCCAATCAACCATTAGAAGAGTAATGAGAGGTATGATGGGTTAAGTATTGTTATATTTATTCCAACTATACCAACTATACCAACTATACCAACTATACAAACTATACAAACTACATTAAAATATAAAATAATCAATTTATGAAAAAATGGTTTAATGATTTTTTCATAAATATTTCATTAATGGAAACTATTTCAGAAATACAAATTTGTATAGATAATCGTGAGCATGGGTTACTTAAACAAATTCAATATTATTTAGATAGTATTGAACAATTTAGCAATAACGATAGTGGAAATAAAACACCTCATTCGAAAAAAATACAATTAACCATTACATCTAAACCACTACCTATTGGTGATGTAATTATAAAATCGATTATCAAAAGTCATGATAGTGAAAACATGGAAATGGTAACGGGAACGGAAACTGAAGAATTAATCATAGAGAGAAAATCGATTTCTGATTTATTGTCTAGTATAAAAGATGGTCGTTACGAAGAGCAAAGTTATCGATTGAATGGATCACAGATGCACAATCATAATATTATATATTTAATTGAAGGGGGTATTTTGACACAAACAACGTCACAGTCACAGTCAAAATCACAATATCACAACAAATACAGTGGTAAAACCAATAAAGATAACGACAAATTTACCGCATACTCTGCTATTTTTTCACTTAATTACTATAAAGGATTTTCTGTAATAAGAACAGTTTCTTTAGAAGAATCCGCGTTGTTTATTTGTAATTGTGCGAATAAATTAAGGAAGGGCATTATGGATAAAAAAAGACCTTATTATAGTAACATCCCCACAAACACAAACACAAACACAAACACAAACACAAATTCCACATCCACCAATAATGTACAAAATATACAAATAAATGATGATCAACCTACTACATCACAATCGTCTCATTATTCACAAGTAATTAAAAAAATAAAGAAGGAGAATATAACACCTAGCAATATTGGAGAGATCATGTTATGTCAAATACCTGGGATTAGTTCTATTACTGCGGTAGTGATAATGAATAAATTTCATACTATGGATAATTTAATTAAAAATATTAAAGAACAGGGTGACATTTGCTTGAGAGAAATAACCTATACAAACAATGATAAAACTAGAAAAATATCCAAATCTTCTATAGAAAATATTCTTAAATTTTTAGCAAATTAGTATTGTATTATTATGTTATGTTAAATACTTTATAATATATTGAATATAATAATGGGAAATATTTTAACCGCTTGTTCTTCTAAAAAACATTTCGATAAAGTAGATGATTTTATAAATGTTAGCGTACATGGTAATGTAAAAGTTGTTGTAAAAGCTGAAGAGAATACGATTGAAAAGAATGTCGAAGAAAATACAGATGGAAAGGAGGTAGATACTACTACTACTACTACAACTACTACTACTACTACTACTACTACTGTAGAACAAAATAACTTGTAAAAAATAAAATACAATAAAATTCTGTAAAAATTAATATCATAATAATATAACTATTATATTAATACTAACATGAATGGTGATTTTCTAAAAACATTAGGTTTAATGATAGTTATTGCTATTGTTATTTATTTTGCATTTCGTGTAATGAATAAATTAATACCAACATTACAAGAAAGTTTTAGTGAAAACATGGAAGGATTAACAACACTTTCTGATTCAAAATCAAAGAATAATTTAGGAAATTCATTTAATGGGGTCGCAGGAAATGCAGCTAATTATGCAAAAAAAATAGAAGGTCAAACTGCAAAAATAGTTGATAGAATGTTAATTTCAAAATATAGAGGAGATTATGAACAAATTCTACTTCATTTAGAAAGCTATCATAACGCCAGTTTATTAGATAAACTATTGAATTATAATTTAAATGATCCTACTAAATCGAGCGAAGAATTAAGTGATATAGTGAAACATCATGATAATGTAGTTCAATCATTGAATAACGCGATGAAATTTTTAGATACCCAATAATTTTTTTAGATGTGCGTCAATTTTTATATGTTATTTATTTTATCAATAAATAAAATATTATGATAGTATATATTATACAAACATGGCATACGGTTTTATATCTCCAGGAGGATTTAATAACAACAGAAAAGCTTCTGTATTTTTTGGAACACCATACGCAAATTCACCATATTACAACGCTATATATAAAACACCTGCAACACAATCAGCTACAGCATACGATTTATTACAAAATGGTAACGGCTATGCAAGTAGAATAAATAAATACAATGTTGTTACATTTGCTCTTAAAAAACTAGTTTGTGAGGCTAGAAACATATATTAATCTTTTTCTTTTTACACCTTTGCACATGTAAAACGCCCATTATTGCGTTAAATTATAATAACAAATGTATTATTATTATAAAATGGGAATTTATGATAATGGTAGTATTTTTGGAATAAGAATATATAATTTTAATGACGACGATTTTGCTAATATATTATTTGAAAAAACATATAATGAAATATTGAGTGATGAAGAAAAGAAAGAAACATATTTATTCTACACTGAGTTGAATAACAAAAATAAAATACGTTTTCAATATTATACTGAATGTAGTAGTACATATGGTAAAGGAACTTATTTTAATTGGTATCCATTGTCGTTGAACTTATTTTTAGAAAAATTCGGCATTTGAAATGAGAAAAGGTGTAATGTTTTCTTATTTTATTCAATGATGATAAAAGGTGTTAAAAATAATATAAATAAATAAATAAAAATTTTATTTTTATAATAATCAATAAAAATAAAATCATAAATACTTACTCTAAAAATATACATTTTCGATACTCAATAATACCATCATTGCAGGATAATAATTATATAATGACCATATACATTTATTTAATAATGGATATTCATAAACCGCTATTCTAGTTTCAATACCGTTGACTGTTTTTATAACAGTTTCACCATAATATTTACTATAAGCTTCCACGGTTGTTGTTTTTTGTAAAATATTCGGACGTTTTTGTATTATAACGTACCGATAATCATCTTTTGTAATGATGCTTACTGGAATTCCTTTTCGTATGATAAAATGTTTATCATACGATAAAATATTATTTATAATATCATTTGGTAATTTTGAAATATGTGAAAGATCTAATTCCATTATAGGATGGTAATACTATACCATACCATACAATATTATGTTTATTACTTTTACGTATATTAATATGTTTCACGAGTTTCATATAGTTCGATCGCATATTTTGGCTTCATTTACACCAGTATTAATATAGTGCAATTCTATTTGTTCATCATTTAAACCTTGTAAATCAGTGTAATTTTGCCTATATTTATTTTTATCAAAAAACGGATATCGATCTGTTATGTGTAGTGGTCTATTTTCACTCTGTGCATTGTTAAATATATGTTCGTATGCATCAACAAGTGACACATCTTTATTAAGCGCACAATATATAATTGGATTAGTTGCAACTAGTTTAAAATAATATTGAATATCCTTTAAATATTTGTCCGGTAAAAAATTATCAACAATATCATTGCATATCGCATGATGGTTTTGTTGAACCATTGCAGGTGTGGTACCATCCGCATTTCCACGATTATGTTTTTTTATGTAATCTTCCAATGATTTGAAACTGTAATGATTAATACAAATTTCATCAATTGTGTAGTTGTTATTAAATGGACCACTTATTACATTTTTTTTACAGTCTTTGTACTTGGATGGATCTTGTATAACAACAAAATGTGGATGACATGCAGAACTTACATATCGAGGCTGAACAATTGATTTAATATGAGGATTTTGACCATTTTCACACATACGATATTTATCTACCAAAAATCCTTCTTGTATATTATCATAACGGTTACTTCCAAATATTACCCAATTAATACCAAGTGCATGTGTATCTTCATTTTTATTCAATACATCCCGAATGCTCCAATTCTGTTTTGGTAGTATATATTCATCGCCATCTATGATAGCCAACCATTTTGTTTTGTTACCAAAATTATTTATGCAATGTTGATATGCAGGTATTTGTTTTGCATGTCCAGGAAAATCAATAATCGTACATAAACGATTGAAATAAAAATTATTTAATCTATCTCTAATAGGGTGGTCGCTATCATTATCATATATATAGAAATGTTCTACCCCGACAATATGATGATAAATAATAAATTCTTCTAAATACCTTTCATTTTTAATAATACAACAAATGGATAAATAATAAGACATATTATTTTATGATGTATAAACACAGGTAGTATATATCTATTATATCTATTATATATATAGTAGATATATAAACTTTATTATTAATTTAATTTCCGTCATCACCTACATATATTTTCACTTGATTAGCATTATAATAACCGTCATTTACTAATTGTTGTGTATAAGATGGACCACCCCAATTAGGATCCATCGGATTTGGACTAACAGTTTGTGATTCTTCGCTGTAATTCATAATATCAAGTGGAGTTGTTCTACCTATATAAAATGGAGATGGATCATAAGAAGGATAAGAATTAATATTATACGGACGATCGCTTTGTGTTGCATCAATTAATAAACTAGGGTTTGGTAAGCTTGGAAGAGGAATACCATCGATTGATACTGATGGTATGTCTCCTACAGTAGGAACAGATGAAATAGATGTTAAAGGTACGCCTAAATAATTTTTACTGGTTGTATTACCAGTACTACCCATGTTACCCATGGTACCGTTATTAAAATTAACTGCTGTTGTGTTTGTTGAATTTGTCATTGGGTTGGACATTGGGTTGGACATTGGGTTGGACATTGGGTTGGACATTGGGTTGGACATTGGGTTGGACATTGGGTTGGACATTGGGTTAGACATTGGGTTGGACATTGGGTTTGTTGCTGGATTAGAAGGCGTAGTAATACTATTAGGTGGTAATCCTCCTTGTAAATTTGTTGGCGATGGTCGTATTTTATATACTGAATTTCCTTGTGCGTCCAAAGTTTGTTGTAAAAATAAGACAGGACAATTAATGTTTTGGCTTCGTTGCCATTCTATAAATTCGACATAATCTTCTAAATTATTAAAAACAACCGGATTTACACCTGGTACTTTAACAACTTTAGAGTTGTATAAATAAAATTTACTGCCTTCTTGAACTAATATATCAGGGCAACCTTTACCATTTTTTTTAAGGTCGTTGTTGTTATTTTCCATACCTTCATATCCAGATTCTTGAATAATATAATTATGTTTAATATAAAAATACAATCCTGCTAAAAAAAGAATAATTGTTAATAATATTGTAGTAGTCATATAATAATGTCTCTTTATAAATATCTATTTTATAATGTGTATATATTAGATTATGATAAAAATAAAATATTCTTTATTTTTTAATGTCTCTTTATTATAAATGATATTCATGGTACCGAGAGAATCAAAAGAACAAAAAGAAAAATATACACAAAATCAGTTAATCGATTTTTTAAATGATGGACATAAAAAAAACCATCATTGTTTTATTTTAATATATTTAGTCGGTTGTGGTCCATGCAATATGACAAAACCCGAATGGAAAAAAGTGGCAGAGGATTTTGATTATCGTGATCAAGATAAAGGAATTGTTATGGCACATATTGATCAAAATAATTTAGATCGTATCCATGGTGTAGTAGGAAACTATTCCATATCCGGATTTCCTACTATGTTACATGTTCGTAATAATGAAATTACTTCATACGAGGATAGTAATGTTAAAAACAAAAATAGAAGTGCGGATTCTTTTAGAGAATGGATTAATCAATATGTTAATATGAATGGGGTTGGTAATAACAAGCGACAACCAATGATGGAAAAATTACATCGACCTTTGTTGTCCATGTCAATATCGAGTAGATCTAGAAGTAGAAGCCAAAGTAAAAGCACTTCATCCAAACATTCAAAACGCTCAAAACGTTCAAAAAAACATAGTCAAACTCAAAAAGGCGGTAAATGGTCATTAAAATACAAACGAAGTATCAATTGCAAACATCCAAAGGGTTTTTCACAAAGGCAACATTGTAAATATGGACGTCCTAACCATAGACGTACTACATATAGACGCAAATAAATGAAAAATATAAATATAAATATATTTTATATATGGTTGAGGTGATGAGTTGTATATTATATAAAAATTGTTATATAATATAAATTTTTTATTTTTTTTTTTGAATGTAAATGTATGTAATAATACATAGTTAAAACAACATTTTATAAAGAGATTAGTTGTATTTATTAGTTACTACGTAAGTCATCTACTTTGATGGGTTTTACTTTGGGATGAATTTATAACTATAGCATTAGCAGAATTAGCAGCATCACCTATTTTTTGCTATCACTGAAATGTGTTTTAATACCATGTTCTGAAATGGCAATTTCTAAAATCGTACGTGTGTTTAATAATTCGAATTCTATATTTAAAACATCATCATTTGCTTTAACTAAATCATATTCAGCTGCGTTACGGAGTTTAGCTTTTTTAGTTACATCCTTAAATGTTGTTTCATTTTTCTCTCTTTCTCGTTTTTCTTTTGCATCAGCAAGATCATTTTTTGCATCGAGAACTTCTTCTTCTTTTCTTTTTTGAGTATCCCTTGCTTTCTCTAGAGCTTGTTGAATTTTTTTAACTTTATTTTTTAGTTCGTCGATCTTAGGTATAACAGGTGGTGCCATTGTTTATAAATTACCTAAATAATAAAAAAAATCAAAAAATTTTAATGGTTACTGTATATATTACAAATCACATAAAGTTTTCTTTATAAACGCAAGTAAATGAGGAAAATATATTGTTGATTTATCGAAACAACAATATAATCATTATTATCAA